AAAATAGAGTATACTACAAAGTAACAGTAACCAGAGGCTCGTGCGAAGCAACAGTTTTTTGGACAGAGTCCACTTACGAAAAATTAATGAAATCGCTTGACATTTTAGATAAAAATGCTAAACTAGATGCAATAGAGTTAGAAATGATATCAAAGAAAGAATATGACAATAGAACCGATTAAAGAAAAACTAGACGATAAAATCAAAGCACTTAATTCAAGTCGTGTTTACAAAAAAGTCACACCAAGAGGTGATTTGTCTTGGTATGTCAAGTGGATAGCAAGTGCATTTATTCTTATTGCAGTTGCGGCCAGATCAGCAGGAACACTGCCTGTGATTGATTTATGGATGAGTTTGTTTGGAACTTTGGGTTGGTTTTGTGTTGGTATGATGTGGCATGACAGAGCTTTGACTATGTTAAATGGAACCTTAGCAACACTGTTGTTAGTTGGACTGTTTAAGTATTATTTTGCTGTATAGGATCAATTCTGTATTCACTGATCAAGCAATTAGTATCTTGCAGTAACATTTGTTTTATCACATCACAAACTACATCTAAACTCATTAGTGTTCTGTCTGGGTGTTTTTCGCTAACCTGTTTGGTTTGCAAACTACCAAACGATAGATATGTTACTTTAATAGGATGATTTTCCCAAATACTTCTCTGTGATAATGAAAGCGAATATTCTCTTAATGCTTTTTTCTCTGTAGGATAAACCCAGCTAGTTGCTTTGTTATTTCTATCAGCAGTTGATCCTATATTAATTATTCTACCAAATTTTTCTATACTGTCCCAATATTCATATACATCTTTTAACAAGTTAACTTGATGAAAATGATAAAGAGCAGAATTATTAATAAACACATCATAGTTGCTAATATGCTGTGCAAATTCCCTACGTTTACTAGCAGTATCTAATCCCCATCCATTTTCTCGAGAAAAGAAATCTGTTTTATATAAATCTTCAGTATATGAATTAGTAGTTGTTTGATGCCAGGCTTGGGCTATACCGTAATTTGGATTTCCTGTAAATGCAATTTTCATTCTTTTAATTGTCCAATAAATCTCATTTGTTTTCTAATTTTTGTTGCACTGATGTTGTGTATTTCTTCTCCTAGATCATGTTGTGTAAATGTGTAACCTACTCCACGACCGTAACTGATATCTACAATGTTTGGTACTTCCATGACAATATATTTTTCACCATAGGCATACCCTGCCTTATATAATCCTTCTTTTATATTTTTCTTTACTTCATTTACATCAAATGGATTATCTGTTTGTGCTACTGTTCTACCTGCACCAGCATCTTCACTTATAATACCACTAACATCTCGAATCATAATACACACTTGGCCTGTTTCTGCTAATGCTTTTTTAAATAGAGCTGTGTGGCCATCGTGCCATGGTTGCCATCTACCTAGCATTTGTGTTGTTGGTTTTTTAGGATCAAACATTACTTCTCTCCATATATGTTGATACTACTTTAACTAGTTCTTCGTGTGTGTTGCTAAACCATGCAGACACATGATAATCATATTCATCTTTTTCTAATGGTTCAAACATATGATTTGTATCTTCATATTTTCCTAATTTTATTGTATCCATCCAAACTGTAAAATCAGCATCAAAAAATTCTCTAGTAGCCCGCGTAGGACATATAAAATCTGCAACTGCAATCTTACCTGCTTTAACAATACCGTCTGATAAGAACTTCATTCTCATTGCTTGGCGCATACGACCATCAAGAGTAAAATCCCAATCATTATATTCTTTTCTTATTTCATCTGCATTTAAAAATACGCCGCCGATTAATTCTGCAAACGGTTTTCCTAACGTTGTTTTACCTGCACCGGGCAGTCCACATATTAATATCTTCATTTATATTTTTCTTTCAAATCGGTTATACGTAATTTTAGTTCAATTAATTTTGGAGATAAGTCTCTTTGTAGGCTGGCGATAAATTCAGCATAAGCCTTGTGCAATCTCAATCTTATTTGAGATGCTCTATTCATTTACTTTTTATTCTGTTGTTGTGCTTTTAAAACTTTTTTAAAAAGTTTGTCTTGCTTTTTCTTAGCCATGTCTAGTCTTAATTTGCTAACTCTATTTATAAAATTAACACCGTATAAATGATCAAACTCGTGTTGGAAAACTCTTGCGTCCCAGTCTGTGAATTCTAAATTTTGTTTATCGCCCTTGATATCATAAAACTCAACTGCAATAGATTGAGCTCTTTTGACTTTTAAAAACAATCCAGGAAAACTCAAACAACCTTCTTCGCCTTCAATAACTTCTTTGCCAGCGGCAATTACTGTAGGATTAATTATAGAAAACTTTTCACCAAATTTGTTAGTCATAACAAATATTTGTGCGTCTAAGCCAACTTGATTTGCTGACAATCCAACGCCATTTGATATATTCATCAACGTAATCATTTGATTTTCAATTATTTTAGCATCATGCTCTTCGAAGTCAAATGGTTTTACTTCAGTAGTAAGCCATTTATCAGGATAAAATATTAATTTCATAATTTCTACTTATATATAAAAGGGTCTCGTTTTTTTAATTCTTTAATCTTTTTCTTGTATGCTCTATGTATTTTATACTCGATCCAAAGATTTCGCAACCAATTAATTAACTTCATTTGTTCTTCCTTTTTAGCGTTTGCTATCATAATATTTATCATGATAAATATTTTTTTTGAATAAAGGAAAACTGTAATGTCTAACAACACTTACTGTGCGGCACTGTGGCATAGTATATTTTATAAAGAGTTACCAACTGTTACTACTAGGCCGTGTTGTGTATTTCAAGAAGTTGTTAGTAAAAGTTCAAAAGTTGAAGATTATATCAATAATGAAAATCTTGCCAAGTATCGCCAACAAAGTTTAAACGGTGAATGGCCTGACCCGTGTATTCGATGTAAAACTAAAGAAGATTTAGGATTATCAAGTGACCGTCTACAAGAGAATCAAAAACATGGAGTAGAATCAGTTGACGATTTAATTAACGCAAAACCAGTAATACGTTCAATTGAATACCGGCCTGGTAATATGTGTAATTTAAAATGTCGAATGTGTATGCCTAGTGATAGTTATCTAATACAAAAAGAGATACAACAATATCCAGAAATTCTTAAAGACAAATATCGTCATGATCATTATAATGAAGAACTACATGAATTTTATCGGTCGTATGATCCAAATGAAGTAGAATTAAATTACAATCTTTTATCAGAAGACTTGATAAAAAATATACACGAACTAAAAGTTATTGGTGGTGAGCCAAGCATAGATAAAAATATACACAGTGTATTAGAATGGATAATTGAAAAAAATTATTCAAAAAATATAAAACTAAAGTACACAACAAATGTAACTAATGCAAATAAAAAATGGTTAGATTACCATCATCATTTTAAAAGCAATCGTATTACTTTTAGTTTAGATGCTACGGGTAAAACATACGAATACATAAGAACACCAGCGAAGTGGAAAGCAATAAAACAAAATTTAGCTATCTATAAAAATGAATTTCCTGATGCAATGACTAGTATTAATATGGTGTTTAGTTTATTCAATTGTTTTACTGTTGATGACTGGTATAATGAATTATTAAATGAATGTTTTCATGATGATCCAATGATAAACATAAATCATACTAGTCAGCCGTATCTAAGACCATCAACTTTACCAGAAAAATACAAAGACTATATTGCTAATAAACTAGATAGATTATCAGATAGTCTTCTTAAAACATCAATGCAACGATTACTGTATATTGATCAACCAAAAAATAATAGTGCTAACTTAATAGAATTTAAAAAATTTGCACTTGGTTTAGATAAAATAAGAGGAACAGATATAACAAGTTTAGATCAATCTTATGAATCGTTATTATCTGATATAGGTTAATTTTCTAAAACTTCCATTTTGGTTTTACGATAATTATAAGACCCACATATATTAAAACATTCTTGACATCGAGGTTTATTTCCACTCCAACCTTCGGGTAAGTAATTGATAAAATATTCTGAATTTAAAATTTGTTGTATTGATAATTTATTTAAATCATTAAACTCTTGTCCGTATATTGATGTTACATTATTCCAATAATATTTAAAATCATTATCATAGATTCTAACACCATCAAAATAACAGCAAGGCCATAATTTAAAATCATGACTAATATATAAGTATCCTTGTTCAATACTTTTACAATTAATGATTGTCTTGTCAGCTACTCTTTGTTCTTTGTTAGAAACTTCAGCTAAACTACTTGGTTCTAATAAAAAACCTGACTTTGTAACATAATGAACTACTGAATTAATCTTATTAGAGTACGCATCTGATTCTACAAATTGTTTTCCTCCATTAGGAAAACGATTGGTATGAAGAATTCTAAATTTTTTAAAATTCATTTCTTTTGATAATTTTTTAGCGGTATCTATCTGGTGCTCATTGTGTTTGAATACAATAAATTTCCAACTAGCATAACCACCAGCATTAATGAAATTACGAGCATTATCCATAATTTTTTCATAACTAGTATTAATTCTATATAAACTGTTAGTATCTGACAAGCCATCTATACTAAACTTTACTTCTAGTTTGTTATCATGCAATTGACTCAAAACACCAAGCTCTTTCCAAAAATCAACAGATTTGATTCCTCCATTGGTGTCAACAGTTATTTTTTTATAAAAGCTAACTGCATATTTTAAAATGTCTAGTATACTTGGACAAGCAATTGGGTCACCATATACTCCTCCTAATGTTAATTCAATATTGTTAGTTAAACTTCCTAACTCATCTGTAACTTTTTTAAAATTTTCATAGGTCATTGACCCTAGTGGTAATTCATTTCGAACAGTGCTAGTACCATACACATGGCGACTGCATAATGGACATCCAGCATTGCAAAGAGAAGTTAATCCTATCTCAAGTCTTCTAATATCAGAAACAGATATGAATTTATTGGGGTTTTGTTGCATACACTTTATCTACTTTCATTTTTCGGTAGTATGTACACACTTGAACCATAACTGGTTTATTATCACCATCGATCATTTGTTCATATAAAGGATCAGAATGTGCTGGTCTTCCGCAGTTAGCACAATAATCATTTGATTTAGTTATTGTTTGATTTAGATTTATTTCTGCTGACTTCATATAAGAACTCCTTGAAATAATTTATTCATTTCTGGAAAAACTGCATTAAATTTTTCATGCCGTACAATGTCAGTTCTTTCAATTTCTTTTAGTAATTTATTATAATGTTTTGGTTCTGCTTGTTGCATCATAAAATTAATTATTTGTGTAAAATCATAATCGTTGTGGTCAATGAGTTTATCCTTGATTTCAAGTTTTTGTGTGTATGGCAAACAAGTTATATTGTAATGTTTTGGTTCATGTAAACTGTTTAGGTACACACTGTAATCTATAGTTTTTGCCCAATCTAAAAACTCTGGCAAATAAAAAATATTAAACACATTAACAGTATGACAGATACTTAAAGTCAGCTTATCAGATCTATGTTCTTTAAAGATTAACATGTTTTGTACCACGTCATTCCATTTAGCAGGGTGTCGTTGATATTCAAAATGTTTACCAATGCCATCAATACTAAAATGTACATCAACAGATTTAAAATATGGCCAAATATTTTGTAAAGCATTCATTGGTAATTGTGTACCGTTTGTGTTGTAATGTAATGTAATTTTATGTGCTAGGTTTTGTTTTTTAATTTTTTCTAATAGATCAAAATGTTCTTGAATCATAAAAGGTTCACCGCCGGTAAAATCTAAATGTTCAATATGTGGAAGTATTTGTTCAATGTTTTCCCAAAACAATTTTGATTTTTCGGGCCAATCAAGTCTCTCGTATTCTTGTACAATTCCATCTAACAAATCAAATCTTTTTCTTTCAGCTATCCACTTTGAGCTGTATTGTGGCGAGCATATTCTACATTTGAGATTACATATATTTCCTAATTTTAAATCAAGGTATTTTGGTTTACTTTCATCATTAAAAATAACTTTATCATTGATATGATGTTGGTACTTTTTATTATCTCTAATTCGTTTAGAATCTTTTCCTGATATTTCTTCCATCCAGCATCTATGGCATCCACGTGGCTGTGTCCCGGATAAAAAACGCTTTCTTACTTCGTTTAATTCATCACTGTTCCATATATCATCTATGCTATCTTTTTGTATTAAATACTCTTGACCATTTGACTTTTTTAGTGTATCTTTATACATACAACATGGTTTAACAGTTCCATTGGGTTGCACTTCCAAGGCTGTCCATGGAAGTATACAAAAATTATTAGGAAATTTATTATTCATGTTTACTATCTCTTGTATCGGTTGTAGTTGGACCCAAGGTCTCGACATACCTTATACTAATACTTATCCTTATATATTACATGAAGTATTAAACAATAGCAATACTAAAAATAAAATGATCAATGCTGGAAGAAGCGGATCTAGTTGGATTAATTATCCGCAAACACTACAGTATATACATAAGAAATACAATCCTGATGTTTATGTAATACAACACACAACACCTGATAGAGGAATGTTATTATTCTCAGCAAACAAAGAAAAATATCAGCAAATTACTAGAGATCATGATGTTTATGACAATTATATACAATTATGGGATAACACACAAAGCTACTATCATTTAACTGTGGGCATGGCAGAACAGTTTTTACAGAATCCAAAATCTGCACTAGTAGATCATATGTTAAATGAAATACAAAGAAAAAGTTCGTTGTTGCCTGGAAATATAATAGAACGTGTCAAGTATTGGTACGAACACGAAAGGCATCATCCATTGACTTTTGATAAATTTGAAGAAACAGTTGATTACTGTGATATGTATGTAAGAAGATTAGGAAAAAAGATTATTCATGTGTTTTGGTTAGATGATAGTTTTGTTGTTGATGTTCCGACCAATCAAATTATTGTGCAACGACAGTTAAAAGACTTTGATAAACTTGTTGTTGATGATGGATATCATTTTGATATCAATGGAAATACGAAAGTTGCTGAACTAATAAAAACCTTAATATTTTAAGGGTACTAACACCCCACCCGGTTGCTTTAACCCCACTGTACGACCCTTAAAATGCGTCGAATTTTGTGTTATTTTATAAAATCTGGTAGTTTATGTAGTTCTGGGAATATATCTCGCCAATTTTCTTTTCTAAGACTATCTAGGCGTTCTGTACTGCTTACCCATTCTTTTATTTTGTGTGTATAGTCTGCTTCGTCTAAAAATTTAATAAGAGCATCATATCTTTTACTTTTATTTTTTGTATTTGTATCCATCCACTCTTGTGCTTTACGATATTTTTCTCTTAGGTCATCTTTCATTACTTCAGGTAGTATTTGTATTCTCAAATAGTTTGGAGTCAGTAATGGATTAATTAAACTGCCTTCATTTTGTATCCATCCACGCTTGTACCAATCAATATGAAAATCAGGAACATGAAAACTATTGAATACATCTAGACATGTTGCTAAAAAGAAATAAGCTCTAGGACAAATGTCAAACATTCTTTTTCTATTTGCTTCCACTTGTTCCCATGATTGTCCTTTACGTAAAAATTCGCCACGCTCGTGGCTGGCATCTAAACTAGCACCAATTTCAACATTTTCAAATTTATCCCATTCACGCATAACGTCAACATCTTTATATGTCATTTGACTAAAGTTTGTATTATACTTTAATTTGACATGAAACATTTTCTTTTCCACAAGACGTTTTAGAATTCTATAATGTTCTTCCATGATAAGTGGTTCACCGCCTGCAAAGTATATTTCTTCCAAACCATCCATATATGGTTCAACTTTTTCCCAAAATGTTTTTTCATCTTTGTAAGGTCTAATAATTTTTGGCTGTTCTGGTTTACCCCAAACTGCTGAATGATCTTCATACCAACTAGATGACAAATCAGGGCCACATGTTCTGCATTTAAAATTACAGATGTTTGAAAATCTAAAATCAATATAAGGCAAATTAACTTTGTCTACACTACCATCTTGTTTAGTTGATTCAACAACATCCCAGTGATTTGCTAGATGCTTGTTTGCCCATTGTCTGGTGGTAGAAATATTGTTTCTTTCCATTTCCATACATCTAGTACATATTTTACTTGATTTGCCTGCTAGTAAATCTTTACGTAACTGTTTTTGTTGATCACTGTTCCATGCTTGTTCTAACGTTGTTTCTTTGAGATTACCCATAGGCATGTTACTAGGACTCATACAGCAAGTTAATATTCTTCCATCGGGCCACGTGTGTAAATGTGTCCATGGGATCATACAAAATGTTTTTGATTCAAGTGCTTGTTTTTTATTCATTAATTTTATCAGTCCACTGTGGAACATTGATAGTTCTTGCAAGTGTTGAATTTTTATTTAATGCTAATGATATATCTGGTCTTTCATAAAACATCTCCCAATCTTCAACAGTCATATTCATAAGAGTTTCTAAATCTTTTAGTAGTCCTATCCATCTTTCGTTATAAGATAAATTATCCCATTCGCTATAATTTAAACCTAGTTCTTCCTCAAACAATTCAAATCCTAATTCTTTGAGATATGTAATCATTCCCCTAGGACCATGTGGTAAGAAAACTTTATGATAGAAAAGTGGCTTCCATGTTTTTTCAGTAATAAACAAACTAGTATCACTAACAATACTTTCATTGACTATTTCAAACCCTGCATAATGATATTGGCTTGGTAATACATCTTGGTTGTGTGCTTGATCAATTGAGTTATTATCAAAATCAATTAACATTTCTTTGCCTTTAAATATCATATCTTTATAAAAATTGCTTGGTAAAACTCCATATCTGTTTAGCCAAGATATGTAACCAAACCGGTCTTGATTGCTAGAAATAAGCTGATTTACCATTTTTGCACGATGTGGTTTTGCCGCGGCATTTAAACAAATAAATCTTGATAATATATTATGATGTAATTTTGGTTGTTTTATATTTTTGTTGTTAGCATATAGTTGTGTTCTTTTTAACAATGCTAACGGGTGTGAAATAGGTACAACAGGAGGGGTTGAAGCACCGACTCCTTTAAACCAATCATTAAGATTTTTTTCTAAGTTCACGTCTGACATAACAAGAAATATTTGTTCTTTTGGCCAATTCTTAATAACTTCGTGTATAGTTGTTAAAAAATAATCTTTCTGATTAAAATGTATTTCACCTTCTAGTGTTCTCATTAACACTATATTATACTTGTCTTTTTTATCTTGATTTTCGTTGATCCACTTTCCTGCTGATCTCACAAGGCCTTCAACAGTGCTTTTGTTATGATCCATGCTATCAAGATCAAATAATTTAATTTCCTTTTTCATTGTTTTGTTCCTTGCTGTTATTTAACCTATTAATTATTTGCTGTGCTTGTTTATTAGTTAGTGTAGCCCAGCTTGTAATTTCTTCTATAGTTCTTCCACAACCTATGCATACATTATTACTATCTAGTGTACATGTGTTATTACACGGGGATTTTACTGTATGTCTAGCCATTCAAATAATTTATTAAAATATTCCTCTTTGTTTAAGTTAAGAAAATGATTTCGATTATGCAATAAACGATCAAATATTTTCCAATAATCTTTATGTACAACTTCAATTGGCCATGCACATGTTTGTTTAACTTGTTTTAATACGTTATCAATTCTATCTCTTGAGTTTTCCATGGCGTCATATGACTCATCAAAAAATCCATTAAATGTTTGATATCCTGTGTCTTTTAGATATTCTAATGTACCCCGAGAGCCTGCAACTAAAAAAGGATGTAATTGTAATATTGGTTGGTATACTTTTTCAGTAATAAACAGCGGGTCGTTTGGAAAGCTATCACAGACAGTTTCATTAATTAAACTAAAGTAAGTATCATAGTAATGCTTGGCGTCCATTCTTCTTTGATTTAAATCTATATTAATAGAGTCTGCATCTTCATCTAAAACAATTGGTGTTTTTTCAAGAAATAGTTCCATGTCTGTTTTGATTTCATTTATATTTTCGTTGTTTGTAAAATCTCTAATATTATGAGGTACTCCTGGTGTGAAGTATCTATTTAAAAAACTAGTATATCCGTGGTTGTTTAATCCGTGTTTATAAATTTGACTCATTATATAAATTCTATGAGGCCTTGGATTAGCATTTCTACAAACAAATCTTTTTGGTCTTATTCTGTCTTTATCTAATAAATCTTCATGTACTAGTTCAGCCGAAACGTCAATTTCGGTCATTCTGTTTCTACTAAAATACATTCTATTAGTTTCTAGCCAGTAGTTTAATTCAAAAATGTTTAACCCAAATGTTTTTATTTTTGATTGTATATTTTTTAATTTGCAGTAGTCTTTGAAATTTTGTTCAATTCTTAAATCACCAAATACTAGATGAACTTTTTCTTCCGGAATATTTTTATCTGCTAAAGTATACATAATATCATCAATAAACCGTGGCATTGATAGATTGAAGCCTTCGCTCGGAAACCATAATAATATGTTTACGTTTTTATTAAACTTTATAGTATTTAATACATCCTCGTCAATATAATGAAATACATTTTCATAAAAGAAACTTAAATCAATCCATTCTGGTTGAATATGATACCAAAACTTTTCTTTGTGATGTAATGCTTGATCTGGTTTGCATTTATTGTATGTTATTCCAGCATAATCTAACAATTCCTCAAGATATTGATATTTTACATTGCCGTAATTTTTAAAATGTTCTTTGTTACGTTTCCAAAAAGGTATACTGTTTGGTAATGCACCAAGTTCTTTGTCCCAGGTTTGATATATTAAATTAAGATGCATTGTTAATCCATTTTTTAACTAGTTGTTCTGCAAATGCTTGATGGCATTCTGTTGATGGATGTCCTACCATAGTTTTTTTACCATTTAGTATAGCCCAGCCTTGTGGTGGATTGTTTATGTGATCCTCGTGCAACGCACCTGTATATCCATTGTCAATACCCCATTCACTTAATCCTCCGGTTGCTCCATGGAACCAAACGTGATTCCAATCTATACTACTATACCAAAAACTAAGTTCTTTATTTCTAAATATAATTTCTTTTCGTTCTGGACTTAATTCAGATTGCCAAAAAAATGTTTTATGAGTTACGTTTTGTTGATAACATTGTGTTTGGAAATTTCTTATAGCAGACAACGTTCTTAATATTTGATGTGTTTCGTTATAACAATACTTCATATAATTTGTAATAGGTTTAGAAATACGTGAGTCTATATCTCTGGCCCATTCTATATCTCCTGTACTTTTTAACCAAGTATAATTTTCATTTTTTATAACAGCATCACTATCAAAATCTATAAGCTCATCGCTAATCAATTCGTAACGATCAATACCTGATATTTGTAGTATAGCATAGTCAGGATTGTGTTCGTACACTGCACGTGATATATTCCTAATATTCATTTCATTGCCACCGCCACCTTCTGCAACATTAATTAAGTCATACTGGTCTTTGAGATAGTTTGCCCAACTATCTGGGGCGTGTGTAAAACTACAACCTGATGTTACAATTTTCATAATGCTTGATAAATTTCCTTTAATGTGTTTTGTGAATTCTTTATTAGTACTGCTTTATTATACTGTACAATGCTTTCAAAATCAACATAAGATTTCATTAATGCAGTTTGCAAAGAGTATATAATCATATCCAATCTACTTTCGTGATCAACCATGGTATCATAGGTTTCGTCTATTACATGACCAAATGTTTTATAACCTCTTTGCTTTAAATTATCTAAGAAATACGGAGTACTTGCCACAATAAAAGGGTGGCAATTTGCAATAGCTCTATAGGTTTTTTCGGTTGGATGAAATTCTTGATTGTGTTCAAAATGTGTTTCTGCAATTAAACTAAAATTGGTTTTTTGATACAATGATACGTCATATGGATATCCAAGATAATGATCACTATCTCTTTGTATATTATCTGGACTTTCTTCTATGTCAAACAGCGTACAAACACCATTATCATATAGGTTACTGCTAATTAGAGCGTCATACAGCGGCTTTCTATTCATCTTGCCAGCTTTACCTCCTAAAAATAAAAACCGTGTAATACCGCTGTTAGTAACAGCAATATCACATTCTTTTCTTACAAATAATCTATGATATGCATCAAGTTCAAATTGATCTACAATAATATTTTTACCATGGTTAATAAACTTATTAAAACTACTTAAACTAAAAATTGTTATATCCTGTGTTGGAGATAAACTGTTAAACTGTGTTACTAAATGTTCATCGTGTAAATATGGATGTTCTCTAACATAACTATAGATAATTGGTTTTTGAATATCTTTAAAAACTGGTTTGTTTTCACTAGATGCAATTTCTACATAGTCTGCTTGATTTAAATCATTAACATACTCAACATCAATAAATCTAGTTATTGATTCTAAACTATACCAATATTCTGGATGCCTATATATCTTTAACATTTAATTCTTTTTTTATTTTTTCGAGATCAAGATTCATTGCAAGGTTTCTATTCCATGCTAGTTTATCAGTTACTGAATAAAATTGTTTTCTAATATCTTCAATATCTTTTTTACAAAACTTTTCAAGCTCTACTAGTGTATCGTTACTATAATCAAAAAATTCTTCGTATAATTTAAATCCTAATTCTGTCAAATGCTTATAATATTTTTCTTTATCTCCTACTCCGTAATATAAAAATAATTGATAGTTTAATATTGGTTTCCATGTTTTTTCAGTAAAGAAAACATGTTCATCTTCGTGTGTTTCATTGATAATATTTAGATAACTATTTTTATAAATCTCAACCGGAATTGATTTGTCATCATTGTTTAGTTCTTCTGCAGATTTATCTAAGTAATAATTTGTATAGTCTGTTTGTGTGTTATAACCATGATCATAATTACCTACCAGACTTACATAGTTATTTTTAATTAGATTGTTTTGTTCACAAAACCTAACAAACTTAATTCTTTTGTGTTTAATTGCACCATTAAGACTACAAAAATGTTTTTTTCTAAAAAAGTAAAGTTTATCAAGACACACATTTTTTCTCTGTATATCTAAAAAATGATAAGGATAATATTTAATATTATTACAAAAAGGTAATACTTTTAAGTCAAGATTAGCACTTATATATGTTATTCTATCTTTGTCGTAGTCAGACAACAGTTGTTCAATTTTATGCATAACCGGAGTGCCATCTGACATTTCGGGGCCAGGATAATCAGCTTCATACGGTTCATATATTATTATATCTTGATCTTCTTTTGATAATCCTGGTAGTGGATTATTACAAAATAATTCTGGTCTATTGTTGCTAGGTGTAGCATGATAAAAAGGGTAATTAAATATCTTCATCTTGTTTTATCCATGGTTCTATTATTGATATAGCAAATAAATATTGAAATTCTGTTGCAGGGTGCCCGCCCGGCATTTGATCATCACCTTTGTCTTGACACCATTCTTTTAACCCACCTTTGCCTTTAAAAGTCCACCACAATTCTTTATCAATTAGTGGTTCAAGATGTTTTGTCATTTGGTAATCAGTATGAAACAAATCATGATCCCATGCTTTAAAGTTTAATAACTCAATGCCGCGATTAGCACAAAATTCTTGTACTAATAAAATAGATTCAAATGTTTTCATCATTTGATTTTCTCTAGTATGATAGTTTTTAATATATTCTTTTACTAGCTGGTTTACAATATCACTACTAGTGTTCCATGTGTCATATCCACCACCTGGTTTAATAAAACTACCATGAGTACTACAATGCCATTCTCCTGTTAATATTTGATTTGTAAATCCAGCATGATCCTTCATTTTATTATAGATATCCATATATAATGGATGTTCTTGATTGACATACAAACTGAATCTATTTGGATCACTCCAGCCAATAGCAACATGTGTTGCTTCAACTTTTTGTAAACCTGCAATAATATTTCTAGCAATTAGTTCGTTGTCGCTAGCCATTTCAGCAACGATATGTGTTTCTGCTATCCATTCTTTTATATGATTAGGCCAAGCAAGATTTGTTTCTGTTAAATGTGCTGTAAAACTATCTCCGCCTGCTACTAAAATATTAGTCATTTAACATAATATCCTTAATTGCTTTTCTTACTGTTCGTGCTCTGCTAAACAGTACTTTTTGATTGTTGTTTGCTATGTTTAATGCCTGTACCGACACACCTGTTTTACAGATATTTTCTACGGTATCTATTGCTTTTACCATTCGTAATTCAGCATCTAATTCTTTATCATACGATTCATCAAACCATGGATTAAACGTCTGATATCCATAGTCACGTAACTGTCCAAGATAGTTAGGTGTTGATAGAACAACAAACGGATGGCCATTGCCAATTGCTTTAACTAACTTTTCACTTAAGAAAAATTGATTGTTACAACTTGAATGTCCTGAATGTGTTTCACTAACTAAACTCATAAATGTTTGTTTGAATAAATTAACATCATAAGGATATCCGCTATGATGTTTCCCATAAAGACTATTGCTTTTGGTTTCATCAATGTTTTCCCAACTGTGCGGCCACCACCGCCAAAATCTTAACCAGTCGTGTTCATTAATAATATCTTTGACTAACTCATAGTACTTGTCAGCATTAAAAAGTCTTAAATCTTCTTGTGTTCTATATAAATTAATTAAACCGTGATCAATTAATTTTTTATTCCATAAATGCACTACATGACGTAATCTCATAAACTTATGAGGTTTTCCATTCATATCTAAAAAAGTTCTACTTGGGTTAGTTAATTGATGAGCTTGTACACAATCAATTTCTTTTTGTTCAACTCTGTGTACAAAATCTAATTCAAAGTATGGAACATTTACTGCTGACACATTTGCTTCGGTGATGTTTGTTAAATGGTCGCATGGATTACCATAAAAATAAAATATTTGATTTGGATTAATACCATGTTTTTTAACAGCTTCCAGTCCAATTTTGCTTTGCATTTGTACCCATGAATCGTGTTCAAATGGAAATTCTCTCATATAGCATATAGCAAGTTTAGCCTGACCTAACTTTAAATAAGGAAGCATATTTGCAGTTATATTGCCATCTGCTGTGTGTTCCCAAAAGTTTTGTACATTGGTGCCATATGTTGCTATTTCGTACCAAAACTTATCACCGCCGAGTGGTGGCTCGGTTAACAAATATTCAACATCATCTTTTAAAAAACGAGACACTGTTTCCATTGGCTCGTACTGCCCTACGTAAATTTTTTTAATTTTTATTTTACTCATTTAGTAATCCAACTCTATCAATTGCTGGTATAATAATGTTTTCAGCATATTTGTTATGTTGATCTGGTGTTGGATGATATCCTTTATCCAAATCTTGTTGTAACAAATTGGTATTCTCAACACACCAATCTCCTAAGTTAGGTAACCAGTTGTTTAAATTAATTTTGTTATACAATGTTTTACTATATTTTTCTAATCTATAATTGTCTAATTCTTTTTTCCACCAAAACATTAGGTATTTGATATTTTTTGCTTCGCAGTAATACTGTACTCTTAATATATTTTCAAAAGTTTCAACTAGTGCTTGTTCGTGTGAATAAAAATATTTTGCATATGGTTTTACAAATTGATCATGAATTAAACTTGAAGATCCAGAATGTGCTATGTTGTTCCCTCCAGTTTTAATCCAAAAATTTTCATTTGCAACTGCTTCTGTTTCTGGTGCATGATAATCTCCTGCCCAGTCTGGCCAATGTCCTTGTGATGCTTTAAAATCATTATACAACGGATGACTATTATCTATGTAATAACTTTGTCTGTGTATACCAGACCATTGACAAATTAATGCAACGTTATTGTGTTTGTCAAGCTCGTGTATAACTGATCTTGCAATGTAACTATTACTAGCGGCACAGGAACCAACATTTATAGTTGCATTGTGTTTGTCTTTTATAGAACCCGCCCATGTAAATTCGTTGTTGTATGTAAAAGAACAACCACCTACTACTAACTTTTTCATCATTCTTTATACTCGTTACTACCTGGGTTTGCACCTTGTGGTTTCAATACCCAACCTTCTTCTTTTGCTCTCTGTTCTAGCTCTTGTTTGTGTAATGAACCTTTTGTTGCATCACCATCATATAATTTAACTGCTTCTGTTTGAGTTTCAGGTATACCAACAAACCATTTTTGTAATTCTGCGTGTTTAAACGTTTCTAAAAAGTTTTTGTTTCTTCGTTGATCATACTGTGAATAAAATGTTTTAAAATCTCTATGTCTCGATATTTCGCTTGATGTATATTCATGACCTGTCTTTACAACTCTTGTGTATTTGATTAATCTATTAATCCCATCAATTTCCATATCGTGTATTAGTGGATTACTTTTATTTTTTTCTACCCATTGCTCTAGTGCATCTGCACGTTCATTTCTTATGTGTTCTGGTAAAGTAACAATGCTTTGAAAACTTGGAAATCTTAATATATTAAAACTCATTGTAGGAAAGTGTTTACCGTACTGTTCTTTGAGTTTAATCATTTCGTCCATAAACTCTGTCATTGAAAATAAAGCCACCGCCGGAATAGTCATCATCATATGAAACTCACGCACATTACCTTCTTGTAAAAACATATGAATATTCTTTAACCATGTATTCCAATTCATACCATCTCTAATATACTCGGCATGTGGACCAAAACTCTCATTTGATGTATATAGATCAAACTGTTTAAAACTGTGAGTAGCATCAACTAATTTTTTCATTAGCTCTGGCTTTGCACCTAAATTTGAATTTACACTAAATCTAACATTACATTCTGGGTTGCCTTTCCACCAATCAATTAAACGCCAAAAATCTTGGCTCATTGTGGCTTCGCCGCCAGTAACTCTAAGTTCTTCTAGTGTGTCTTTGAGTTCCATATCCCACCATTTAAAAAAAGCATCTATGTACGGATTGCCTTCATTTTTCTTTCCATACTTCATAGCCCACGAACCATCTTGTTGAAAAGCTCTTGCACCATCGCTTACTAGATTTTGATATGCACCATTCTTTTTAATATCATTTTGCCACTGTGTAGAGAAACTGGCATTGCAATAACTACAAGCAAAATTACAATTGGCATCAAAAGCAATTTCTAATGTTTTTAATGGAACATCGTCTTTGTAGCCAAATTTAGTTTTAGCTAATTGTAATTCTTCCTCGGTGTATATAACACTTTTATAAGTTCTATCAGAAACATATTCTTTACCTAGGTCTTCAACTTTCCAACAATACTCACACTCTTTAGGTCTTTCGCCATCTAACATTTGTTTACGCACCATTTTTTTATAACTGGTGTTGTGAATTGCTTTTGGATTAGCCAATACTTCTTCTACAGGTATTTTGTGTGCAGGTGGGTGATGACAACTTGCAGTTGATCCTGAGTTTAACCATATAGTGGCGTTGTACCATTTAGCACCACAAAAACTTGGAGATATTTTATCTATAGTTCTATCGCGCCATTGCTGATAAGATTCGTTTTTCTTTTTGCTTATTCCCATTACTTTAGTTACTGCCTTTAATTATTTGTTTTATTTTTTGTAACTTTTTCAACTAATTTAAAATTTAATAATTTCCTTTTACCAGCACCGGTCACAACAACTGGCTGGCCATCTTCTATTGCAATTTCTTTAATAGTCTTTACACTATTACGGAATTTACCAACTGCTATCTTATCCCCAACACTAATAGTTACTTTGTAGTTTTTCATTTGTCTCCTTATGGTGCTGAATTCTTGTATGGGTGGCTGACGGGTAGACTGCTAGTAAGTCCCCACTTATGGGCCAAGTAGCCTTCTGCTTTTTCTAACTCTGATATGTCAGTGCCGCCTGTGCCTGGAATGTTTGCCACAGCAAAGAACTCTGCTAGTTTGCCATCTAGTTCTTGTGATGATCTGTTTCTCATCAAACGTAACTCTTGGTTTGTTGATATTGAGTTAGTATAATCATTTACTGGCGTAAATGCATTTGATCCATCTACCCTAACACCAATCTGATTGCCTGTCTTGTTAAAGAAACAAGCAACTACATGATACGTGTTTTGTGTTAAACTTTTTGAATTCCATAGTTGTAAGTTACCAATTGTGTTACTAGTTCTATTAGAACTCAACCCATCCATATCTAATTCACCTGGCCAAGTGTTGTTACTGGCACCTGAACTTATAGCATAATCTCTTTTTGGTGATTGGTTTGTTTCATAACTCCACAAACTATCCTGTGTGCTGTCTGTAACTTCAAATCTAAACACTCCAATAGCCCAGTGATTGCCACTTGATACTTGTGCTAGATAATTTGTACTTTGTAGATAGTCACCATTGCCATCAAAGTCAAAAACATTCAAACCGTTTTGTGTACTGCTGTTAGTTATAGGATTACCACCCACTGTCATTGTGTATGTGCCTGCCTTATCGGTGACTGACAGTAATGATGTCCCACTTCTTGTGTAATTAGAACTGTCACTAGCATCTATCCAAGCAACTGCTGTTATGGATGTGCTTGGATCCCAACTGGAATCTGTGGTGCTGATCAATTTAGCACCGCCGCTTACAATTACTCCTTTTGCTGTAAGATTTACCATTAGCTAAATTTTACTCCTCTTACTCTAATACTACCAACTTTTACTTGCGATGAAGTATCATTAATAGTTAAACTAAAACTACGATCTTCGGTGGCAAAATCATTAGTAGCTCTAACTGTAAAATTATATGTTTTCCCACCGTGAGAAGGTGAAGGTGTTCCTGACAGTGTACCGTTGTTGTCAAAAGTAAAATTTGGTGGAATAGATCCACTATGAATTGAATGTGTAACTGTATGTAATGATTCATTGGCCGCATTTGTAAATGCTGACGAAAGATCAAAACTAGCAGTATTGTTTTCATTTACACTACCTATTGATCCTGCGTTTGCTGTCCATGTTTTTGTGTAATCTTGATAAGGTTGATATGCTCTGTGTAAATTTGTTAATCCAGGAGAATTATACCAATCATTTATGTCATCTCGCTTGTTTGCTTGAAGAAAATTTTGTATAGATTGTTGATTTGCTGATGTTGTTACAGCACCAAAATTTGTTGAATTTGTATCTAAGTAACAAGCGGCCAATCCTGCCACCTGGGGTGCCGCCATTGATGTGCCACTTAATTTATTATAATAATAACCAGTTGATCCCAATTGCACTGCTGAGCCTTTGTTGATATATGAACTCATTATGCGATATCCAGGAGCCCAAATTATATTTGGTGTTCCATAATTTGAAAAAGATGCTTTACTTTTAAAAGCAGTACAGGCCTGTACACTAATATCATATCTTGTTGACGTTGCTGAATCTAACCAAGCATTTCCTGGCGATTTACCATTGTTAGTTGCTTGAAAATAAATTGTGTTTCCATAACTTCCATTTGGCGGAGCTCCGGAAATTCCAGATTTGGTGTTAGTAAGACCAAATGATTTCTCAAGGCTACTAATGTCGCGTTGATAAATTTTTTCATTAGTACCGTATCCCATATCATTGCCAGAATCAAAGAAATACCAATAACCGTCATTCCATCCAGATTCGGTTGTAGCATAAATTTGTTCGTTATCATTGCCTGCTGAACACACAACCACTATACCAGCATTAACCATATTTTTAACCAAAGTATCATATGTACTCGATCTTGTCATGTGCCATTCAGCATTATCTGAATCCCAATCACTTGTTGAGAAAAAATAATCTGGATGATTTGGAGGATAATAAGTTGAAACTCCCCAGCTCATATTAACTACAGTTGGTCTGTTGTTAGATTTTGCATTATGCCATGCAGTTATATAACCCATTGAACTTGGACTATATCCATGTGTGTATCCACTAAGGTTAGTTGTAAAAGAATATATCTGTGCATCTCTGGCCCACCCTTGCGTCCTGCCAGCGGCAATGCCGGCGCAGTGGGTTCCGTGACCATCTGGGTCAGTATAAAAACTTGAACCTTGAGAACCTCCCCAGTTGATTTGATTTATTCTTGATGTTGTATTTGAAGATAAATCATTAAACTCAGGATGCCCCACAACAATACCTGTATCCATAATTACTACATCAACATTTGCTCCTGTATGAGTGTAAGTGAATGTTGTTGACAGTGTTGTACTGTCTTGAGTCATTGACGCAAGTCCCCAATTATGATACGATGAATTTACTGTTGTAGTTAAATTTGGATTTATAGTAGCTGAAGCATCAGCTTCGAATCGTATTTTGTTTTCATAATCTTCACTATTTGCACCTGCTACTTTTTCAGAGTTTAACCATTTGTCAAATTGATTTCTATCAATCATTTCAACTCTAATTACGTCTGGGACAGTATCATCAATAATAGTAACACCGTCTGCTATTAATTCAGAAATTAATTGTTCTTTTGTAATAACGCTATTATTTGGTATTAGCAATGCTTTTATTGTCATTATACTATGTCCTTTTGCGTATGATAAAATTCTGTTAGTTCAGGAAAAGTCTTACAAAAGTTTTTTCCTCGTCTACGATCATACTCGTCAACAAACGTAATAAAATCTTTTCTTACTTGTTGTATATTTAACCTTTCTCCTGGGTTGGGTCCTGCGGCCACAAATTCTTGAAATCTTTTGAGTTTTGCTATTTCAAAGTCAAAAAATCCTTTGTATGCATTGTCGTGTGTTTCAGCATTGGCATTCATAACATCTAGTGCTTTATCAAGCATATTAGCATAGTTTGTAGGGCCTACAACACCACTCAAATAACTTGGATGTCTTAATATAGCAGTATCAATTGTAATAGGCACACGTCTGTGTTCACTGTAAAATTGTGTTTTTAATGGTGCTATTAACTCTAATAATCGATGCAAATTTGGTAAACTTAATAACCCGGTTGTACACATAATTGTGACTTTAGTTAAAGGTAATTCTTCAAGCACTCTACAAATATTATCATACCATTGATTAAAATTTAATCCGTCTCTGATATATTCTGCTTGAGAACCATATGTGTCGACACTGGTATATAATCTAGTCAATCCAATTTTTTCATCAAGCGTAATTCTTTTCATTTTATCAATATATTGATCAAATAATTTATTTGGTACACAGCCATTTGAATTTATTGCAAGTTCAAGTTCTGGATTAGGATTATCATTTATATAATCTAAGACACGAAATGTATCTTTGCTCATTAATGGTTCGCCTCCGGTTATTCTAAATACTTTTAAAGTTTTATATAACTCTGGCCACCATTTCCAAAATGCTTCTACGTAAGGATTATGTTCTCTGTTTGGTATTGGCATTTTGTTTTGTTGTTTAAGCCAATCTAAATTATTAAATTGATCACTGGTTGGATAAGCACCTTTTGATTCTATTTCTTCCATCCAGGCACTGCTGTACGCAGGACTACAATAACTGCATTTAAAATTACAAACATGAGAAAAACTGACTTCTAAATATGTTGGATTAACATTTTCATCTCCAGACATATTTGCTGTAGATTGTAAATGAGGAATAGCCCATGGCTCATGTGATTTACTGCTACGATCACTATAATGTTGATCACCTAAATCTTCTACGTTCCAACAGTATTGACATTCTTTTGGTCTTTCACCATTCAACATTAATTTACGTTGAGATTTTTTATATTCTGTGTTGTGTAATGCAGATGGATTTGATTTTAGTTCTTGTAAAGGAACTTGGTGTGTTCTTGGGTGATGGCAACTATGAGTATGTCCATACTGAAGGTGTAAAGTACTTTGATACCATTTTGCTAAACAAAAACTAGGAGATATTTTATTGAGTTTATCTCTGGTTTGTTTGATTTTAATAACTTCATCGGTCATATTTTTTTAAGTCGAGTTAAGTGTCTACCACCCTCAAACTGTGTATTAAAAAATGTTTGTACCATTTTCCATACATCTTTTTGTTTTACATAATCAGCACCTAAACATAAACAATTAATATTGTTGTGTTTACGAGCCATTTCTACATCTTTTACAGTTCTACAGTTTGCGGCTCTAACATGTTTATGCCTGTTTGCCGCCATTGTTACTCCATGTCCACTACCACAAATTAAAATACCATGTGATTGAAATTCTAAGTAATTGGCTACTTCATGCACAATGTCTGGATAATCCACAGACTTTTCGTTATAAGCACCCACATCTTCTATTACACTGATATTAAATTTAGTAGGCTCTTCGTCTGTGTTTGGGACCAAATAATCATATATATAATTTTTTAATTTGACTCCTCTGTGATCACTGCCTAATGCTACTGAGTTAGTTTCAATGGTCATATTGTTTTATACATTATCCTTCCTTCAGAATCTTTTTCAGTAACTAGATTGCCCATTCTAGGAGGGTTCCAATAAACCTTTTTAAAGAAACGAGAAGCTGTTGCATCCATTTCTGCTACATCAATATTAAGTTTTTTCTTGAGTGATTGACCTAAATCCATTGATGCTGTTTTAAGTTTATCCCAATCCCAGTTGTATTTCATTTTAGGGCAAAAATCTGTATTACCAACAAACTTTGGCATTACTTCGTTTTCAAAATATTCTGTATGCCATTTAAAATCTCTAACATTTACAAAATCAAAATTTGGATCTAAGTTAGTTAAGTAACAACCTAGTCTTGCTCCATATATTGCCCAAAGGCCATTTTTAACATCTTCGCCAATATTCATCCATGTTAATAATCGATGAAAATTTTTATTGTGTAAACTTTTTTCAAAATTATCTGGATCAACCTTGAATCCTCTGTCTAATGACATCTTAACACCTTCTCTAAATCCCGCCCTATAGGCCTGATAAGGTGTATCGTTGTTAACAACTAAACTGTAAGCATCATTCATTTGTATATAATTTAAGTCCCAACAAAAGTCAACTTGAGAGCCTTCCTCTTCTGCAATCTCGTGGGTTTTCATATCTAACACATACTGTGATGGCCAACATTTGATACCACCGTTGCCATACACTAATCCATTGATTGAATTTTTACCACACCAACTAATTACTGAATTATCTAAGTTAACATCAGCTTCGTCAAAATTAATAACTTGATCAAAGAATGCTGGATCAACAATATTATCACCATCGACACTAATAAATCTATCTGTGTCTGATGCTTTAGCACATGCCTTGTGTGCGGCGTCTGAACCATATACACCGTGTGTCCTTTTTGCCCATGGACATTTTGATTTTAAATCAGCCCAGTTTTCTTCCATGTTTGGTTCATCAAAACTAATATAAAAGATATCAATATCTGTTACGTCAACTATATTACTCATATTATTCATTTACCTCAACATATTTGTAATCATTATACACTCTTCTAGTAAAAATGCAATGATTGTCATATTTTTCTGTTTCATATTTTACAGTTAATTTTTCATTTTTTAGTAACTGTACTAGTGGAATCATAGTGTAAGTTATTCTATTATGTGGATCATCATTGTAACACAACAAGAATTCTAACACTGCTGTTCCTTGTATATTTAAGTTCTCTAAATGAGCATCTGAATTAATTCCGTGTTTTTCTAAAAGATATTCTCGAAATTTTTGATTTAGATATATAACAAGGTTTTGTGTTTTTTTATGATTCTCAACAATTAACTCAGGACTATTAGATGATGATTGTATTTTAAACAGTCTTTCATCAATTGAATTTACTAACATATTAATAGTTTTTTTAGCCAGATAAAATTTACCATCAGCTGTTCTATCAATAAAAAAATTCACAGAATTTAACTTACCATTAATAAAATCTTCAACTTCACTGTAAGGTACATCAATAAAATTTTCTGAAATTGAAGGTCTGTTTCTCATGATACCTTTAATTTCTCTAGTTTCTAAATCAAATACAATATATCTAGATTCCAAGTTTTTTCTCCAATTTTACAATCATATTATCAGTTAAAAAGTCTTTGGTGTGATAATGAAATGGTAGTGTTTGTTTAAAATTACCTACAGTTAATTCGCAGTTATCATTGAAGTAAACACCAATATGTTTGTTCCAGTTTTCAGAATAACTTGCAGTCCAGTTTTGAACATTTGTTTTCATGTGTACAAATGTTGGATGGTTTAAGTTTTTCATAATCACTTCATTTTCAATTCCTAAAATTTTAATGGCCATTGCATAGATAACATCAGCACTGATCCAATTCTGTCTAGGCGGATTTAAAAAGTCTTCTTTGAAAATATTATAATTTCTAAATATATATTCAACTAGTTTAAAAAATTCTTGGGTTACTTTGTTATTCTTGTTAAAATGAAAAAATGCTGTATATACATTTGGTAAATTGTTTGTTAAAAAAGTTTTACGATAGTGTGTGTCATTTATTTTGTCGCCACGATATGTAAAAACTTCTGAAGTTGTTGTCATAGCTCTGTCAGAAAAACTGTTCCACCAATGGCCAACATCACTAGTAAACAACATATCTGCATCAAGTATAACAGTATCATCATATGGAGTCATGTGATAATATTTCCATTTATTGTGTACTTTCCAAGTTTCAAGTTCTGCATCATCATTGAATGGAATTTCAATAATGTTATCAAACATTAATTTATATTTGTCTGAAATAACTGTATTCTTATCTACAGCAATTGATAGTTTTCTAACACCTTTTTGTGTAGAAGCAATACTCATTGCAAGAGCATAAGCCATTCTAACATAATCATGCTGACCGTTTTGTACAATAGCAAAATAACCTTTAGACATTGTGTACCTCAATAATTTTATCTGCTAGCCTGTTTAATGCAAACTTATTCATAACATGTACATTTGTATTCTTAGTTTTACATGCTAGATACTTACCAGGTTGATTTTGTTTATCTAATAAAAATAAAAAACTATTTTTATCAGGCACATCAACAAAGTCATCAATACCGTGTATATGTTGTAAAAAAGGTAACGGAAGACTTGGTATAAAGTTAGTACTAGTCATACCATTGAACATGTGTACTGCAATACTAAATGCAAAATCATTTCTATATGTTTGCGAGTTAATATTGTACAGTAATTTATAATAGTTCCAGTTTAATTTGATATCTTTAACTATATTAAAAAACAATTCAGTCTCTTTGTTTTTTCTAAAAAAGAAAGCAGTAGCCCAATAAAACTTAGGACCTTGATCGGAAATATATTCAAATTCATTAAAATCTCTTTCTGAATATAAATCTTTTGATTGTGAATTTATTTGCAAGTTATAATTTAAATCCCAACATTGATCTAATAAATTATTACAAATAAGATAATCAACATCTATAACTAATGTTTCATCATAAGGTGATAATTGATAACATTCATCTCTGTTGATATTATAAAATGTTTCGTTAACTTTAGTATAACGAGTATCATAAAATCTTTTTGGATTGTTTAGTTGTCGTCTTTTTGTAACTACAATATTATCAATATACTTAGATACTGTTTCATCATTGTATGATTTTTGTAGCCATTCTTTTGTACCAATGTCTGTGATTAAAGTAATATGATTATTTTTCATATTATTTTTTATTAGACATGCGTTTGCAAGTGCAATTTTGCCATAATCTATTTGTCTATTGTTGTGTGCAAATAACAATATACCACGCGACATTTTATTCCACCAGTGCTTTAACTTTTCTTTTTGTTGACAGTTCTTGATAACTTCTAAAATATTCATTCACTGATTCAAAATACCTTGATTGAATTTTTGTTTGAAAATCTTTCAAATCTGTAATTTCAATTGGTGTTTTATTTGAATCTAATATACACATAGAATCTTTACTGTCTGAAACATATGAATTAACAAAACCAATTAATGATTCTGTAATATAAAACATACCTCCGTTGTAAGCAAAGTTTAGTTGTGCTTCACACTGATCTTGTAGTTTTGCTTTTTGGTTTGCCAGTGTTTGCCTATAGTTGGCAAATTCTAATGCGTTTTCTAGTCTTTCGTTGCTCATAAAAAAGCCCTCCAATTATATTAAATTATAACTGAAGGGCTTTAAAATGTCAACAACTAATATTATAATGTTGTAGTATTTGCAAAAGTTGGACTTGCAACTTGTACGTATGAAGCATTGTCCGCCTTTGTAAATGTAATAGTTGAACTTACAGTTCCATCTACAGAGTCAGTGCCTGTCCAGCCTGTACCTTCATTTGGTGCAGTACCTAGACCGCCACCTGTGTATGTACCAGTTTCTGCCGCGTGGTCGTCGTTAAATTGAATTGTAACTGTTACCACACCTGAACCATTTGATTTAGCCAAGATAAGTAGATCATTTAACGCATAATCGCCTGATCCAACATCGCTTGAACAAATAGTTTGATCTGTTGATGTTAAATCATGGAATCCAACACTAGTACCACCTACTGTGGCAGTTGTATCAGTAGCACCCAATGACACAGTACCTACTCCTGAAAGTAAGTTAGTCCATGAAGTGTTTTGATCTGTTGATGATCCGCCTGATCTTGAAAATGCCATAGTAATTGCTCCACCTGAGTTGAAGAAATGTCTAGCCGCATTCTCTGATGCAAACGTTACAGTGAAAGCGTGAATTATTTGACCAGTCCATGCAGTTGTTCTTGTTGAAGAAGTTCCTGTAATGCCTGTTGATAAGTTTCCGCCTGCCGCTGTTAATCTGTTAGTTGAAATTGTTGTAATATCAGTAGCCAGGTTTGAAAGTGGTAATATATTACCGCCTGTGCTTACTGTGTTTGATGCATTGGTAATAGTTGATCCTTGGTGATTAGCCGCTTTCTGTAAACCAGAAAGTAATGAATTCCATTGTGCCGCAGATATTGTTGCTCCTTGCGCCACAGTTGAAATTTCAGTTAAGCCATAACCAGAGTCTCCGCTACCAGTACCGATGACCGTATTAATATCGCCAATGAATGTATTATAATCATTAGCAGTAATTGTATCACCTTGTTGATAAGCCATTTTATTTTACTCCTATTGCAATAGTTATTTTTTCGACCTCGTCTGAAGTTTTGTCAGTTAGTGATCTACCAATGATAGATTTCCAACTGTCTGTGTGGCTGGCCGCAACAGCAACTCCTGGAATGTCACTGCTTACCAACCTCTCACCTTTTGCTACCGGTCCTTTGACTAAACAAGGAACCCTCCCGGAAAATGCAACAAAAGGATATTCTGCATCATCTTGTTCAACATCATTCATTCTAAATGCTGGTGAAGTTGAGATGACTCCGAATACGTTTTCATCAGCTCTTTCGGCTGTGCGAGTAATTTCCTCAGCACCTCCTAGAGCAACAACCATACCTGGTTCCATTGGTACATCAGCATGATATCTTTCCGCAATATCACCATATTGTGCTGATGTAGATACACCGTATATAGTTGCGTATCTATTTGTTGTTGAACCTAAGTTTACAGTGTTGTTAGCTGATGGTCTAATATCGCCAACATGCTCTTGAGCTGTAGATTTTGTTAAAATTAAAATTGAATCACTGTCATATGCTACTGATGAATTTGATGCATCTTGAACACTTAATGCTTCATCGGCCAACGGCGCTGTTGCCGCCGGATCTAAAAACCCGTCTCTGATGTTCAAACCAGCTTGTAAAGAATTTGATCCTGCACCTGCTGTTGTTACAGAGAAGTTGTTATAGATATCATATGCTAGTGTTGATGAGTTAGCAATGCCATCTGTTTGATTACTAATATCAAACGATGCTGGAGAAAATAGTGCTACTACTTCTTCATTACCTGAACCGTCTGTTGCTACGATAGCCGTTAAATCAACTTCAGCATTTGAATTTGATGTAAAGCCATTTTGTCTAGCTGTTGTGGCCCATGTGTTATTGCCAACTTTTACTGTTACTGCGGTACTTCTTGTTTTTGACGACGCCATTGCTGTCGCTACAAAAGAACTACCATCATAAACTTTGAATACACCATCGCCGGATGTGTCTAACCACATTGTACCTGCTGTTGGTGATGATGGTGCAGATGTACCTACTGTTACTTGTAGTCTCTGCCAATTTGTATCGTATACTTTTAGAATATTTTCTGTAGTGTCATACCATAACTGGCCTTCCAAGGGTGAGCTTGGATTGGTAGTGTTGGCTTGATTTTCCAACATTTTGACCAAGTCTTCAGCAATTAATTCACCGTATCCTGTGTAGTTTTTACCAATTAGGGTAATGCCACCAACAACCTGGGTTGTACCAGGGGTAACTGTTGTTACTACAGAACCTCTACTGTTATTAATTGTGTATGACATTATATATTGCTCCTAACGTATTTATTTTCATTACTGCATTTGCACTCTAACTGTGTAAATAATCTCAATTTGTCTATTTGTACTCTTTTGTACTGGGTGGAAAATAACATGTGACAGCATTAAACTCTGATCAATGTCAATTGTACCACTAGCAGTATTTTGATAGTACGCAAACAAACCAAGCTCATCAAACACATAACTGGTATCAGTTATTGCATTATCAGTTGCATCTTGACCTGTGGGTTCTCCAAAGTCAAGTAAACATTTTACTTTTAAATCAGTATAAGCACCAGTTGATGCTATTACTTCAATATTGTTGCTTGGGTCACCGCTCTGTACTGACGTTGTAGCTGATGGTTTTGCTACAACCTTTTGATATGTTCGGTTGTATAAATCAGCAGAATTGTCTTTTGTAGAGCCAGTGTTGGTGCTTTTATACTTAATAGCACCAGTAGATAGCACATCAGAACCACCATTACCAAATCCCATATGATATATACCTGAGTCATTTAGTGTATGATGTGACAAGGCCGCCGCAATAACAAATGCCATGTTTCCATGGTGAATTGCGTTTTTCTTGTCCACAAGCACTTCTCCAGTTTGTTTGTCTGTGATTAACACATGACCTTGAACTTTTACTGTGCCTGTTTCATTTGGTTTTTCTGTGTTTTGCATATCTTTATTATACCCTATAATTCTATTTATTGTCAAGATTAAAACTATATTTAACCTTAATTAATTTACTTTTACTAGTTTTCATTGATTTAATAGAAATCATTCCATGTAGTACCATTATATCCTTGGTGTTTATTAACTGTGGTGTTGTAAATCATCATTCCAGCAGTAGGTGAACTAATTGCATCACGCTGTGTTGTTGTCATACTTGCTAGTTGTACTGCACCAGTAAATGCTGTTAAACCGTCTGATTTTACTGTTAATACTTCGGTATATGTACCGGTATCAACCAAAGTTAAAATAAACTTACCAGTGTTGTCAGCACCATCTCTGGCAATACTGATTGAACCAATGTCTTCTTCTGCTGTGTCGTCTTTGATTTTGAATCCCAGTGAACCACCATAACCGTCTGTCATGTCTATACTTGACTGTGCTCTGATGTTCAATGTTCTTACTGTAGTTCCAGTTGATTCTTGATCTCTTGTGAATGTGGAAACTTGACTAGTTGAATCTGCATTGGCATTGAAAGCCACAGCTTCTACGTTGCCTGCGTTTAGTATACTATATGCGTTTGCATCTAAGTTTGCAGTCATTGTTGTTGTGACATAATCACCAATGTCAGCAAAACTAGTTACAGATATATTTGCAAAGTCAAGATGTGTATTGCCAACTGCATCTATGGCAATATTTGATACTTCTATGTTTGCAACTCTGGCATCTACTCTAGCATCTGTGTAGTATAAGTTTGTACCTTCTGTCAAATCAGTTGTTGTGTTTGCAGATAAATCTGTGGTATCTATGTCAGTTGATACTACCCAATTTGCACCATTGTATTTTAAAATTGAATTTGTTGTTACGCCGGTTGTGTCTACATCTGAAAGTTGATTTATTGTGTTTGCACTGATATCTGTAGTGTTTGTATCAGCTGACAATTCAAATCTTAAATTTGCTGTTACATATTTTAAAATATCTCCATTGGATGGAGAAGTTGCAACTACATCTGATAAATCATTTATTGATGCTTGACTAATTCTGTTGTCAACTCTTGTATCTGTGTAGTATAAATTAGTTTCTTCTGGTATGTCTGCTGTTGACACTTGATTGGCACCTGTACCAAAATCAATATGTGTATCATTGACAGCATTAGCACCAATATTTGAAACTGCAATATTGGCTACTCTTGAATCTACTCTGGCATCTGTGTAGTATAAGTTTGTGCCTTCTGTTAAATCAGTTGTTGTTTGATTTGCAAGAGTTATACCTTCAGCAGATGACAAATTCACTATAGAATTTGCTAATTCTAAAAAGTTTAAGTCTAATTGTTCGTGAGTCAACGGAGCATTTGTTACTTGACTAGAAGATATAGCAGTTATGCCATTAATCTGAGTGGTAACATTTGCCGATGTTGCTCTTAATTTAATATTTCCTAGCGCCATAACAATATTTATTCCTATTCTTCACTAAAGTATCCTGTTAAACCAGATTGTGGTGTTGCATAGCCTGGTTTAACGTATGTTGTATTATATAAGTTAAAGTTACTGATACTACCTGCTCTGATAAACACTGCTTGTTCTGATGGATCAAGTGTTGCTACATCCCATGGAGCGTCGTCATTATCCCAAGCAGTTGCGTCCCATGTTGCTTGTACTGTTTTATCAATTAATTTGGTCCCAACTGGATCAAATGCACTCCATCTTGCTGATGCTGATGCATTTGGTATATTATGTTGTACACTAGCAGAACGTACAACATCAGTTGTTGTATGATTATATATTGGAGTACCAAGTACACCCCTTCTAATTCCTGTTAATGTATTTCCACTAATTCCTGTAAATTCGATCAGCTCTGCACCAATCCATATTCTGCTTGGATTGTTTTTATTAACTGCACCTGCTGGAACAACATCAATTGTGCCAATAGTTGTACTTGAATCATCTGGATCCGGAACAGACAATGTGTCCCAAAGCACAGAAGCATCTGCAACAGTTATCTCAGAAACGTTTGTATCAATATTTGCTGTCAATGTGGTTTCTGCAATTTTTGGTAATCTTTGATAGCTTGTTCTACCATCATGACCATAAAAAATTCTAAATGTATATTGATCACCATAACCGTGACTTTCGGTAACGTTGCCATCGTTATCAATGTCATCAATATCTGTGGCCATCTGTTCGTAAGTTATAGCAGTGATACTTAATGTTTCTTTTACTTTTGTTGGTATCATTTCTTGTGGATGATCTTCATGCTGTGGTCTAATAAAACCAGCACCATCAAAACTAATTGTAATCAAACTCCAATTACCATTATTATAATCTGTAGCAAAACTACTTGATGATGTATGATCTTTTGCTGTAAAGTAAACGTAATCTTCAATTAAATCCCATCTACTGTTTTGGAAAGTAGTTTCACTTGCAAGATTTTTGTGTGCAACATTACACTTATAAAGTCTATCATCATACACAACCAAATCGTCAACAGCATAAGTGTTTGACACACTCCAGTTTGCAAAATGTGATATGTCATTGTATTGTACATAACTATTTGATGTAATAACACCTGAACTATTTGTATTAATTGTGGTTGTGTATGCTATACCAGATTGCCATAAATTTTTTCTTTGGAATAATGATCTGTATATTGTTTGTTGTACATCTGAATCCCAACCAATGTCGTTGTCAAATCTGTGTTTGTCAATACCAACAGTATTTCCTTCTTCATTAATTGTAAAAGGTGTACTGTCAAGGTCTAAGTCGTTAAATGGAGAAACAATATTATGTAATTGTTTCATAAATGCATCAACAGAATCAGGATTTGATGTAATTAACGAAGCCAACTGTTCTCCAAAATAATATTTTGCTATTCTGTCAATTGCTGATGCATCAGGTACAGTTGTTAAAGATGTTCTGGCTTTTAATGCTTCAAGTTGTTCAGCTGGTGTACCGGAACTTAATACTTCAATGTTTTTAGAAACTCTATCAAATACCAAATCGGTTTTCATATTAATTGAATATTCATCCATGTCAACATTAGCTTCTTCAATTGCTGTTGTTTTCTTAGATAAGAAGTTTAGCAGTTTACCATGATATGGTTTAACTTCATTGATATAACTTTCTACAAAATCAAAAGTATCTGGTTTATACGAAACTTTTTGTTGTAAACTGTTGTCATTTTGTAGAACATCAAAATAACTGGTTTTGATAATCCAATCAATGTTTGTTTGTTCAGTGAACACATAGTTAATACATTCAAACATTAATTCACTTAGTGATTGTTTATATGATCCAGGTAATATTGTATTATACAATGTGCTCATAATTTCTCTAATTTCTATTGCACTTGCTGTACTTGAATAGAAGTTTTGTTTTAATTCCATTGTGCTAGTTTGTGTAGCAACTCTTACAAGTTCATATGTAGCTGGATCTATACCTTCATCATCTAAGTGGGTTGACTGTGAAGATGCAGAATAAATGTTACCGGTTGATGCACCTGTTGTGGCTGTTGATGCTTGTTCTGTTGTATCTGTTGCCACATCAATATTACCTGATAAAATACTTTCTCTGTTGCCGTAAATGTAAATGGCCCATTTAGAATTGTTATCAATGTTTACTTTAATAACTTCATTTTTTGATAAAACCGATTTGTCAATTTCAGATGCTGTGTCGACAATTCTATCGATAATTAAAGAACTGTTATAACCATCTAAATAAAAGTCAACTTTTTCATACAGTGTATTAGTATTGATATTACTATCCCAATTTGGATATTCAAGATCAAGATTAATTTTTGATAAAATGTTATTAGCTTTGTATCTAAATATTCTTCTTGCTTCTTGAACATTTTTAAACCAACTTTGTCTTGGTCGAACCGTGTTACCATACTTCATATTTTCATGTAATGTAGTATCAGGAACAGCAAGACCGGATGCATCTTGGCCTGATAATGAATCTGTAAATTTATTCCATACACTAGTAGGAACTAAAGCATTAGGATCGTTTTCTTTTATCAATAACCATTGTTTGTGTATTGGCACATCAAGATCTTTGATTTTATAATTAACTCTTAAAACACTATTTTCGGTTGAAATAAACCTTGCAATGTTTGAAACTAATATGCTTGATGTTGATACTGGTGCGTACCAACTTAATCCTTGAGAAGTAGGATTTTTTAGTAATCTTTGTACTGACAATGCTGAAATATTTCGTTGATGGTTCGCAGGAATTTCAGTTCTGGCTTTAACCCAGAAGTAATAAGTTGTATGCTCAATGCCTTGCTTGTCAGTTTCAGTTTCAACAACATAATCAGTTGTACTTTGAACTGTTCCGTCTAAACTCCAACTGCTTGGTGCTTTTGTACTGCTTACCCACTCATACACATCGATAGTTGATTCTGGAAATAACGAACCCCAGTGTCTTAGTCTATATTGTTGATCAAAGTTTTCATATTCAATGTATCTTACTGTTGATAAATCCCACCATAATTGTCCTACTTGATTTTCTCCCCATACATCTAAATCATTTGCTGTTTTAATAGAGTTGTTTGCTGTATTACTAAACACCGCAGGATTTGTTTTTCTTATATAAGATAATTCTCTCATTGCAACACCTGGGTAGATATTTTTAATTGGATCAAACACTTCTAAATCAACTTCGTTGTCACCTTCATAGTTGTTATAAATTCTCGATCTGTTTAACAGTGCTGAATTTACTTGAGTGTGTTGCATTCTTTTTGTAGTATTAAACAGTGTTTGGTTTGGTGTTGTTGCTGTATAGTCAACATCAGAATTAATAATCCAATAATTGCTACCAATTGTAATACTTGAGTCTACGTTGCTGTTACTTGCTAAAATGTCGTATGCTGTTTTTACAGAAGCATCTGTGGTCATAGTCATTGTATACCATTTGTTGTTGCCGCCATTGTCTAAGAAAATTTTGTCTCCATCAATAAACGTTACATCAGAACAAACATTTGATACAAAATCATTTACAGTTGCAGATAAACTAGAACCAACATTGCTTTGATCAACTCCGTTGTTTCTTGATGCAAGTCTTACATCTTTCCATTTATATAAAGCATGTGTACCACCTGATAAATCATTTGCTGTTATAGTAGTAGCACTTCCATCAAGTTCTGAAATATTGTATAATGCTTTTTTGTAATTAACTGTAACTGTAGCATTACCTGTTGTTGCATTTGTGGCACTAAAGCTCAATCTTAATGTTGTGTTTGATCTATCAGTTATATTACTATTAAAAGAAGTTACTGTAGCATTTGCAGATAAACTTTGTGTTGAAATTAGTAAAGAAGTATTTGCAGTTGATCCTAAATTAATTGTAGGACCTGTGCCGTCAAATGCTTCATTAATTGTAACAACAACATTTGATACTGTATCACATTTTAATAAACTGTCAGCAAAATCAACGTTTGCATTTAATACTGTATCTTTGATTGCGATTTCAACATCTGCTTTTTCAGGAAATTGTAATCTATATCCAGAACCGCCGTCAGTTATATATGCTTTATCAATTACACCGGAAGTCTGTTCAAGTATACCTTGTGCTGGTGTTGTACCTGAAACATGAATACTTGGACTTTGATATCCTGTGCCGCCATTGTTAATTTCTAAATCAAGTAATGCACCAAATGTTGAGTCGCCATAAGATGCCAAGCTTCTTGCTGTGATTGTGTTTGTTCCTGTTGATACTGCGCCAGATGTACCGCCTGTAAACACATCAGTTGCAACTGGTGTTGCAGTATGTCCGTTAATATGTAAAATTGTAGTTGTTCCGTCTGTGTACACATTTATAATAGTTGCAGAAACTCCACTAACACTACCTGTGATTGTTTCTCCTTTTGTAAACGGTGTGGCTGAGCTAGATAAAGTTGTGTTAATTTGATACGTAGGATTATTACCTTTAAATCTAATAACAGCACCTACTCCGGCAGAATCAACACCGGCTGTTTTAATTGATATATCACCAGGTTCGCCAAAGAAGTTTGCGCCACCTGATACAACGGCAATGTTTGTTATACCACCCGACATATAATTGCAGTAACATTACCTGTTGCAGATGATCCACCTGATCCAGAAACTTCAACGCTGTCTCCAACTGAATATCCTGAGCCTGCTGTAGTTACTATCATTTCAAGTACTTGATCTGCAACATTGCCGGCAACAACATCTGCACCCGAACCACCAACATTTGCAAATTCAAATGTTTTTGACACAGATTGATCTTGTAAATTTAGTGTCAGTGTTTTATCACCGTATGTATCAGCTGTGATACTCTGATCGGCTATATTTGATTTTTCTAAAATTAAATTTGTTGAATCACCGTGTATTGTTAATAATTTTGTTGGTTCTGATAATGTAACAGTAAACGGTTCTGTTGAAGTTACTGATTCAATGGCCTGTGAGACTTCTGTGAATCTATAAACATTCCACTCTGTTGAATTATCTTTTGCTACCCATACTAAATGTCCTTCGTTTATACTTCCTGATAAATGATTATTTTTATAATAACTGTCTAAGTCTGTTTTTGTAAACACTCTTGCATTAACATCTTTATAATGTACATACCCAGCAGTTGGCATTTCAAATGACTCTGGTCTTGTTGCAAAAAGTTCTTCAGAGTTTTTATTGCCATTTGGTTTTTTAACCCATCTTGTATTATCATCAACATCTATTGTAATAATGTTATCGGTCTTTATATCGGTTGTAACTACATCATCTTTTTTAGGTAAGAATTGGATTATTTGCGGATTGGTTTTAATTTCTTCATCGCTGAGTTTTACTTCAATTGATTGATTAATATCGTTACCACCAAAGTCTGAAAGTTTAATAGCATAATATTCATAGATATTAATATCTTGATTGTCTAGAACTGTGTTGCTTCTTAACAATCTATCAATTGCATTTTTACTACCTTTTTGTTTAACAAACCCTTGATAAAATCTAACTTGATTTTCATCAATGATTTCTAAGTTATCTAAGTGATCTCTAGACTGATAGCCAATTGTGTGTAACCCAGCTTTATTAAGTTCATCATTGTTTGTAGTTGAATCAACATCAAGATATGTTTGAATATCTTTTGCTGATGTGTCAAAGTTACTGACAATACCGCTTGTAGTAATTAAATGACCGTTTGCTTCTAACTTACCAAGCCAGCCTGTTGATCTTAAAACTGTTTGTTTTAATCTTGGTTGTCTAATTGCAAGTACCGGTTCGTAAATTACATCTCCAAATGATGTAGTATTGTCAAAAACAGTAACATGTTCAATTTCTCTAGTAAACAAATTAACAAAGTAAATTGGATCATTGTTGTCTTCTGTAATAGTTACTTTTCTACCATCTCTAATCACTGTTGTAGTTGCGGCATCAATTGGCATACCCGATCTATTAAGAATAGCATAGCTATTACCGATAATATCTTCAACATTAGCAACAATACCTTTTTTAGGTTCAAAAGAAACTTCAGATGCAAGAGGTGATAATGTTAGTACTGAGCCATCTGCCCATTCACCTAGACTCCAAAATAAAAATTCTTTTGCAGAGTATAGCCAGTCATATGTTTCTCTAATTCTGTTATTTTGTACATCAAATATCCAACCTTGATTTTCTAAGTATCTTCCCCAGTTAATCATAAAATCAAATACTTCTTGTTCTGATGTAAACTCAGTTCCGTATTCAACTATTTTAATTGAATCGTTAACAACGTTTCTATAATATGTAACTTTTTTTCCACCCTCTGTTGGCGCTTCTGCAACAGATTGATAATTGCTTGGTGTAAATTTATCACCGGTTGTATGATCTTTAACTGCTTTATAAATTTGTCCTTCGTACTTGATATAATCTCCAGATGTTAAACTATTACCTGGTGTATATGCTGGAACATTAATTGGCTTTGCTCCAACTACAACTGGTGCTTTTAACCCATTTATATCACTTTCTGTTACATTAAAGTAGTTTGCACCTGCATCGTATCCATGCACTTTATAACCGTTGCTTGTTTTTTCAATGATAACACCAGAATATGCAGTTTTACCAACAGCTTCACTAGTGTGTACAAATGTTGTCACGTTGTTATCTGGTAAGAAAATACTTGAAGTTGACGATGTTGGTGAATATGATTCTGCTTGTACTCTGTATGAATCAAAATCTATATAAGATGCTTGTTTAATACCCAACTGTGGATTTACATTTCTAATAATACCACCATATAAATTTAAAACATTTTTAGTCTGTGATATTAATCTTTCAGAAACATATTGATTGTATCCGTAACCAACTACTACTTTGCTATCTGTAGATATTTCTCTATGAACATATACATTGTTGTTTAACCTTTTATTTGTTAATTTTGAAAATTTTTGTTTTTTGTTTATGTTAGCAAAATCGACATTTAGTGTGTCAAACATTGTTTCACAAAATTCAGCTGGTTTGCTTACAAGCATCACATTCATCATAGCAAACGCATAAGAACTGTCAATAACAAAAGCCAATTCAGCTGGTGATAGATCTCCTAGCTTCCAGTCTTTTTTAGCTTCTGTTGAAACAGGATTAACCGAAATCAATCCAATATCCTTTGGACTTCTTAATTGTCCTTGCAAATCAACAGGAACATAATTAGTAAACCCATCGTGTCTATAAACATTAGATTTATCAGCATACTCATTTTTTAAATTATTTCTTCGACTACCAAGTTTGATAATACCTTGTTCAATATCATTAATTAAACTATTTCTTTTATCAACATCAGTCCATGAATATGTGTCATCCCACCAGTTTGGTTTAATGCTAAATCCTAACATTTCCCATGGGTGTGAATGTGGTCTGTGCGTACCGTAAAACTTTTTAAATATACCTCTCCAATGTCCCGGAGTAGGATCGTTTGAAATATTTTTTACAGAAGAATAATTCCATGTTTTCCAATCAGTTGAATCATACGTTTTGTTTAATCTCATTTCTACTTCATTTTTTACACCCCAATCATATGCATGTGATCGAATTGCTTGAACAAATTCTTCGTAATTGTAATCTTTTTTATTAAAATAATTTCCAAAGACATGATCGTAAGATAATAAAGGAACATAATCTGGATCAATAAATTTAACTTCAATGTCGTTATAAATTCTTTTTTCTAACTCTAATAGTGCTGTATCTTTAAAGTTGTTGTATTTTAAAGTCAACGAACCATCATGTCCTTGAATAAATGTTTGCGATCCTGCAGAATATGATGTATCAGATATTTCTTGTGGAATAAACACTTGACTTATTCCTAATTTTGATGGTGTTGCTGGAATCCACGCAGGTTGTTTTACATCAAAATAATCAACTTGAATTTTATCTCCTATAACAGGTTTATCAGCACCAATAAACACAATTTTTGTACCGGCGGAATTGTCTATAACATAATCAACGTTCATTAATTGAATTACATTATTCTTGTAAACATATAAAGATTTAATGTCTTTATCAGTTACTGGATTATAACTAACATCTAACTCTAATCCAGGTGCACCTACAAGATTTAAAATTTCTTGATAGTTCTGCGTTACAGTTGATGTATCATTGTTCCATGTTTTATTTGTAGAATCAATAGTAATTGTGGTACGTTTTCCTGTTTCGCCATATGACAGCATTAAACTATATGACCAATTGTTGATTAGTTTTTTATTGGTATTCATTTTCTTTAGTGTGGCATCAACAAGCTGTTTACCGGACCATGTTCCAGTGTCGTTTTCTCTATCAACTGCTTCTAGTGTCTGAAGAAATTTATTTTTGAATCTTACATATTCGCTTTGTGCATATCTAACAGACTTGACAATATTTCTGTCATCACTGTTAACATGGGTCATAAATTTTAGTAACGGTGCATTGTGTTGTAAAATTTCAGTAGATAAATTTAAATCTTTTCTAGTGTCTCGATATGTGTTATTACCTAGTGCAAGTCCTACAAGATTATGCTGATTTTGTATACCAGAAGCAAAATGATCTAAGAAATTACTATAACTGTAACTAACTACATCTTTGTTTTGTGAGTTATTAGACAAGTTTTTTGGCACTTCGTGATAGGCTGATGTTAGTATTGTATCAACATCATTTGTATCATACTTTATTAAAATATGTTGATGATTTTCTAAATCACTATTAAATTTAATAAACTGCCCAAAATTAATTGTATAGTTTGATACCAGTTTGTTGTTAACATATACTTGCACGGACTGATCACTTGCTACAATAGTATCAAGTTTAAAATTATTTTTGATAGAATATTCGTCAGTTTCAAATTCTTGAATTAATTTTTGTTTTGATTTTGTTTCAACTGATCTCCATTCGTTAAAATAATTTGTTTCTGTTTTTTCAGCAACAGTAGAATAAGGATTATCTAATAAACTTATTTTTCCTCCCATGCCAGGATGTGTATTACAGAAATAATATAATGTGTCAGGAGTTGATGCTGTAGGATTAATTTCGATGTATCTTTTTTTGGCTGTGTTAAAAGAACTAGATTTAAAAACCGTTTCTGTTACTTCAACATTATCAAGATAATATTTTACACCGGTATTATAAACTGTGCCCGAGTTGTGTACTCCGTCGTCTGTTAAACTTATCAATACAGGATGATATGTTTTTGAAAACCCGTTTGAACTAAACGAACTGTCATTTAATAATAATTTATAAGAATTTCCTCTTTGTAAATTTAATGTTTGCTGTTTTATATTTTCTATATAAACTTTGTTAGCAGAAGATGTATAGTCTGGATTAATTACTAGATCATATTCAATTGTATCTTTTAAAATATTTTTATAATCAAATTGTTTATAATACTTGAATCCATTTATACTAGAATCAGTGTTTAAAAAGTTTTCAAATTGGTAGTTACTAACCGAATTATATCCTACATAATAAGGTGCAAATCCTAATACAGAATCAGTGGCGCCTGTGCCTATTTTATAGCCAAATATTTTATTACCAACAAAAGTTGATAATGGATATGTAATTGAATCGTCTAATGACTTGCCGTTACTATCATATAATGCAAACAATGGTGATTGATTTAAAGAAGTTTTCTGTTGTGATACTTGCCATGCATATCCTGTCCAGTAGTATTCTCTGCCGGCGTTCACTGCACCAAGTCTAATAGTCACTAAACTATAATCATCAATAGTAACGCCGGGTACTTTTGTAAGTGTTATAGATGAGCCTACTCCTGACACTTGCCATATTGAACTTGAAACATCAAAGTCGGTACCGGAGATATCCCAACCAACGTCACCGCCTGTTAGTCCTGACGTTGTTGTAATGTCGCCATCATCTTCAACTGGCGTTAAAGGATTATTATCACTGTCATGGTCCCATGGATAACTATCACCATCCCATGGTGTTAGTGTTGTTTCAAAGTTTGAATTAATAAACAATATTTTCATACCATCGCGTAATTCAATATCATCAATTCTATAACTTGCTTCTCCTGTTATATCATCAATTGTGTCTTCTATAGACAACACGTCAACTGTTTGTGTGTGTTTTTCTCCGTAGTTATAAAGTTTTATATCTTTTTTGAATTCGATAATAGGTCTTCTACCTTTTCTGCTAATATCTAATTGAAATATTGAAGGTTGAAATTCAGTTGTGCTATCCCAGTAACCATCGTCCCAACCACTGATAGAACTTGTAACACTATCAAAAGGATGATATACGGTTACTTCTTCTTGAAAGTTTTTATATGCTGTAATAACATCTTTGTGTACCCAACCGTTAGTTCGAGACCATGGATTTTTGTCAGTACAACCTCTTTCAATTGTAATATAGTCAGGATTTTGAATTGAAGGAACAGTATCCCATCTATTTGAATCAAATCCATCTGTTGTTGATGTTGTTCCTTGATCTTCAGCCGGATCCCATGGAAGAAACTCTTCATCTAAAAATAATTCAGTTTCGTCACTGGTTTCAACAAATTCAATACCATTTTTGCTATTAACACCTTCAACAAAATATCTTTTGTTTGCATAACTTGAATTTGAAAGATAGTTTGATGAAAACTCAATTAATAAACCTGATGTGAACGTAATTCCGTTTGGTGATGTATAAATTTTTAAACCAACGATATCATCTGGATCGATTTTATGTAATACAGAAATGTTATCGCCTGCGGATAAAGTTGGACTACTTATAGTTAAATTTAATCCGGTTGATGTATACGTTGAAATCAGTGTTCCGTTAACTTTTACTTCATCGTTACTTGATATAGGATATTCTAATGTGAAATCTTGGCTGTTTGTTGCTGTAAATGTTTCAGTAGTTCCTGAAACAACAACACTCGGAACACCAGTATCTAAACTTGGATACCAATAATAGTTTTCGTAATTTAAAAATTTATCATAATCAATAGGTGGAGAATATGTATAATATTCTTGACCAAACAATCTATTTTGATTATTAATTTTTCCATTTTCATTTACTATGTAATCAAGAGCTTCGTTAAAAAATATAGAATCTGACGTTAGTAGATTGTCAGGATTTTTTAATGTGGCTGTGGTTTCTAATTGATAATTCTTTCTTAAGCTGTTATCTTCGGGCTTGTAATTATCTTTGAAAGGATTATAATATGTGCCGTATTTTCTACCAATCCATTCAGTAACTTTTTCATTGTCGGCTTTTGAAAATGCTTGTTCTACTGTGCCATCAAAAAAGTTTTTCAGTTTTGGATTCTGTAAAAACTCTGGTAACTTTGAACTTACCTTAGCCATTTATTAGTAACTCCCAGTGTCTGTCATTGAAGGGTTTAAATTGTTTCCAGTTAAACCTACTACAATTTCAACATCCTCAACAGATGCCGTTGAAAAGAAAAGTTCATTTGGTTCTGCTCTAATTTGAAAAAGATTACCAAATTTTGATTCACTGTCATTGGGCACAATTACAACAGATGAAATTTGCGACGACAGTTGATTGTGAATGTACGCTGATAATTCTGTAAAAAAGAATGTGTCTCCAAAATCCCAGTTTGCAATATTAAAGTAATCGTTGATTGCATTAACAACACCTGTTTTAATTTGATTATCTGTAAATGTTGCACCTGGTATTTTAACTACTCTAAATGTAGCTTGGTTAGCCACATTAGCAGTTTTACCAAACAACAATTTAAATTTAGCTGGAGAATAAACTATTTGATCTCCTATTGTTTTATATTTTTCAAGTTCTGCTAGTGATTCTTTTAACTCTGTTGCAGTTGGTTGAACAGGTAATTCTGCGGCAGTTTTATTTGCGGCAAACCAGTTCTGTATATTTGTATAATATGATGTTTGTAAAACAATCATTTCAATAATGTTAGATACGCTAGGATCAACTCTTTGTGTTCTTGGTGCTGAATGCTTATACTGAAAATAGAACGGCTCTGATGTTGTTGCTGTTCTTCCAGTATACGCTTTATAAATTGTATTACCAGAAACACCATATCTTTTTGTATATTGAGATGACGTTCCGTTGTTAAGTTTAGTATTATTCAAATAAAACTGTTGATCAGTTGTTAAAAATTCAAGACCCGATCCGGTTAATACATCAACTTGAGAGACCTCTTTGTTAATCTTGTAATATGTATAACCATTGTAATCGCTGTAACTATTAAAGAATACAAAATTAGTATCGTTAATTAAAAGTTCATGACCAATTGGATTGTCTGGCATTCCGTCATCGTCTGAATCATAGTTTGCAATTTTAACTTTTTTAGTATCAACATATCCGTCTTGCTCAACAAATTCTTCGGACAATTCAAATGTTACCGGGTTTGTTAATTTTGTTGTACTTGCTGGGTTTGATAATACGTCTACATCTTTGTTTATATCAAGTATTTTGATTGTATCTTTGATTGCTTTTCCTGTTTGTGTACTAATATTTTTATATTTGTCTACATAGAAAAATCTAACTTCGTTGTCACTTTCAAAAACATATTCTAGTCCTCTAACTGTAAAAACATATTTTGGTGAACTAGCAGTATCAGATGCAGGTATGTATGAAGCTCTTATTAACCAAGAAGCATCTTCACCTAATGAACTGTATCCGCCGTGTGACTGATTATATTTTACTGTAAAATCTGCTGAGGTATCAACAAAGTCTTCACCAATTACATACCATTTATTTGCTGTTGTTGATAAATCTCTGTAATGATATCCTATACCGAAATCTAATCCTGCTTCCATTTGTGCCTGTATTAATGCTTTTTCATCAGTTGACAATGTTGTCCTAAAAGCTGGCAAGACTTTTCTAACTTTTAGGCCAGCTGTTATTTCTTGATCAAGTGTGATTGATCCTGTAGTTTCTGATGATAAAATTGTACCATCATTAGTAACAGAAACAACAGTGGCCCATTTGATTGTAGTAGGGTTGGAATAACTGTCAACAAATTCTAACTTAGCACCAGGTCTAATAAATGCAAGTTTTTCATTTGAACTGTATGGATTATTGAATACTGTAATTAATTGTGCTGAATTTGGTCTACCTGTTGCTAACACCGGGGCGTTACCAATATAGAAAAATCCAACGTTGCTTGATCCTGAAACTGGATAAGGTTGCCACGCAACTTGGTTCACTGATACTTGATCCATTTCAAATTGATCTGAATCATGATCAGTTTCAACTGCTTTTTTGTAAGTATCAAAATAAAAATTCTTTAACTGTGGTTTTTTTAATAAAGGTTCAAGCACACTATTAATAATGTAACTATAACTAGAATTATCTGATATAATTCCAGTTATTTCTTCAGTAGCCAATGTAAAGTTTGGATTCTTATACAAGATTCCATCTTCGCCAAAAACATTTACATTTTTAACAGTACCAGTAGGGTCATTTGTATCAAGATATCTTGAATGACCTATGTGTGTTCTATTAATTGTTTTGATTTTTTGTATTGTTTGTGATTGTGTTAATGGAAAAATTGCATAGTCTTCTGCATTTACCATACGATCTTGTGTATAGAATGCCACCGGTGCATTATTTTTAATATTTGCATTTGTTTCTGTATCAGATGAATTGTTAACAGTATATGTTAATGTTAAACTTAGTGTAGCCTGATACTCTTGACCGTCTTTGTTAAGATAAGTCAATGTAACTTCTTTGTTTTGAATTCTGTTTGCTCTTAATACTTGGCCTTTGCCTTTGCTTCGTCTATACCAAACTCTAATATTTCCTTTGGGTGCATTACCAAAGTTGCCATCTGCAAACAATACTTTTATTTTGTCGTTATTTTCAGACTGTACGTTAAAGATATTTCTTTCAGACAATGCAAGTGAATTGTAGATGGTGTTTTGCCCAAACAACGAAGGAACTTTTTTCCATTTTTCTATTGGGACACCGCCAGATGATACTTTCTGTACCCAAACATCTAAATCGTTAATGTTTGTTTTATCAACAGATAAAACTCTGTTTGGTATTGGGTCGTTATAATATTGGTCTTGGTATTCTAATTCACCTTCTTTAAAATAAACAAAAAACCCAGTGTCAACTGATCCAAAACCTTGGTTGTTGTTTCTATATATTATAGTAAATGCATCTGTTTGGTCTGGAGATCTTTCTTCTAAATAATTAGAAGTGTTAATTGATGATTTTACAATATCAATTTTAGTATTCACTCCGTCGATGCTAACAGAAATAGGTTTAACAACACTGGTGTCTGTTTGTGAGTTAACATTATAAATTTCTGTCGGTACTCCACCAACAACTTTTTTTGATGTTGGATTGCCAAACTGGTTTGTTGAATTAAACATTGAATTACAAATTGTTAACCACTGATCATACCAATCAGCATTTGTAGAATCGTTCCAAGATATTGATGTGTTTGAAAGTTCATTACCATTAGAATCTTCTAATGGTTCACTAGTTAAAATTTTTGTAATTTTTAAAATACCTCTAGCAGGAACATTTCTTTTAGTTCTGTAATTAATTAGTTTTGCTAATCGAATAATCGAGTCTCTTCTTTCAGCAGTATCTAAAAAGTTTTCTCTTGAATTTAAATCTGTTCTAAATGCAATACTTTGGCCTAGATATGCAACAAGATCAATAATAGCAATAAATTCACTGGATTGAATATAATCATTAAAATCTTCAGGATAGTTTACTGAGATGTAGTTGAGCATTGTTGATCTGATTGAATCATAATCATATGCTGTAAAGTTTGCTTGTGAAAATGTTCTGTAAACTGTTTTCCAGTCTTCTGCGGCAAATAAATTATTCTGTCTTACTATTTGACTCATTATAATGTTTCTCTTTCAAAATCCAATTGCATTACTGCTTGTTTATTAAATGGTAAAACGTTAATACTGATATCAATTCTTATACCGTTGCCCAACGAATCTAAACGAATGTCTATTAATTCACATCTTGGATCTTCATTTACAATTCTACTACAATCCTCAATTAAATCTTCTTCTGCACTTTCATCAAGTGGTTCATATAATAGATCCCACACAATTGAACCAAATTCAGGATTCATAACTCTTTCGCCTTTTCTGGTATAAAAGTGATTGATAAGATCTTGTTTTACTACATCAATATCATATAGCATATTACTCTTGTTTCCAGCACTCGTTGAAAACCCTTTATAGATCTGATTAAATCCTGAATCTTCACTACTATTTGCAGTGGAATTAGTCATTTGTGTTGAACCCGAGTATGCCATTTCCTTATCCTTAATAATATTTATTGCTTTGATTAACTGCTAACTTAATTATGCTTGACATCTGCTTATAAATAAGTTACATATTAACATATACTATTTAACCAATGAAAAAATACGACCAATTTACTGCTGAAGATAGAGTTGACGTTTTGCTTAACAATGAAGATATACATTATCTGAATGGAGAATTAACTGAAGAAAATATTGGCAAAGCTATAAAATGGATTATTGCTTGTAACCTAAACAAGAAACCTAAAAGAACTCTAAAATTATATGTGAACACCGTTGGTGGGGACTTATATGAAACTTTTGGATTAATTGATGTTATGCGTAATAGCTATCATCACATATCCACAATAGGAATTGGTGCTGTTATGAGTGCAGGTTTTTTAATTTTTGCTAGTGGAAAGCAAGGCGAAAGATACATTGGTAAAAATACTGGTATTATGAATCATCAACATTCAGATGCAATGGAATCTAAAATGCATGATATGAGATCACAGATGAAAGAAAACGTGAACTGTGAACAACGATCAATGCAAATTCTAAGAGATGCAACTGGATTTCCTCTATCAGAAGTACGTAAAAAGTTTAATAATCCTTCTGATCAATACTTTACGGCAAAACAACTGGTTGACTTAAAGATAGCAGATCATATATTATAACAATATGTCAGCAAATTTAAAAAACTTTGCCAATGGCAAAGAATGGTGGTATATGGAAAAAGAACAAGCTGTTCGTTTATTGGATGTCATTACAGATGTGTACAACAAAAAACTTTCAGACGAATTATGGTATGACGACCATGATGTTTCTTTAAAGATGTATGAAATCAAAGACGAAATCATGCGTTTTCCAGAACTCATATTTAAAAATGCTGGTATCAAAGTAGAAAAATCCAAAAAGTGGATAAAATAGTTGTTGACAAACAGCACATTCTAGTATAATATATAGATATGTTTAACTTAATAAAAAACCTATTTGAAGGAGATACACAAATGGCTAGAACTAAACAGTATGTAGTATACACTAGAGAATTTTCTAAAGGAAGAGTAACCAACAAAGTTGGCGTTTTCCTTGATGAGGCTAAAAATGCTCTAGATAACTCAGGTAACGTCAATGGTGGTGTTATCAAACATAAAAATTTGGCAATGAAAAGATCAACACCAACAACTGATCTAGTGTCAAAAGGTTATGATTTCAATGTAAGAGTAATTGGTACTGGTAACTACGAAGTTGCTAAATCAATTAAAAACTCTGTAATTGACTTACTTGCTGATTCAGGTAAAACTGTAATCAATGCAAATGCATAATAATAAAAAAGTTCAAATGTAATAGTTTATAACTATAATAACAAATGACTAAAACTTGGGCGGTATTGCAAAATATCGCCCTTTTTTTATGGAAAGTTAACATATTAGTTAACTCGATTATTCACAATTTTAAATATTATGGTAAAATTTTTATTTGACTTTGTACAAAGTTTTATAATAATATATTACAAACAAAAGTTAGGAGGTCCTTATTATGGATATTATTAACAAAATAAAAACATGGGCATCGGCACTAGCAGATGTGGGTGTTTCTTTAATAGCACTAGGTATTGTACTTGAAGTGTTATTCAGCGGCCAAGGTATTCCTTTTTGGCCAAACATTTCTGTAATTGGAAATGTACAAGCAATTATATCAGGATTTAGTGATCAAGGATTACTAGGCTTGGTAGCTGTTTGG